CCCGAAGATTTTCGTGCTGATCAATTTATCGGCCTGCTGCGAAACAGCGCGATTGTGCGAAGCCTGGGTGCTCGTACCCTGTCTGGCTTACGCGGTAATGTGGTGATCCCAAAGCAAACCAGCACGACCGCTGCAACGTGGATTGCTGAAGGCGAGAGCCTGGAAGATGCCGATACGCTGTCTTTTGACACCGTGGGACTGCAACCGCGTCATGTGGGCGCGATGACTGAAATCAGCCGCCAGCTTATTCAGCAATCTAACCCTGACATTGAAGCCTTGGTACGTGACGACTTCGTTCAGGTGATCGGCCTGGCCGTGGATCGTGCCTTGCTTCACGGCGACGGTGTGAAAGAGCCTGAAGGCTTGATCAGCGCTGCAACCGGCACGGGCACCCTGGCAACCCTTTCATGGGAAGCCGTGCTGAAGGTGATCGAGGACTTGAACCTTGACCATATCAACCCGAACTACTGGCTGACAACGCCACAGGTGGCAACGAAACTGCGTAGCACTTTGAAGGCCGCGTCTGCTGGCTCTGCCTACCTGATGGAAAACGGCCAGATGGCAGGTGTTCCGGTAGCCGTCACGCAACAACTGGATAACGCCATTGATTCTAACGATGATGTGGTGGCAGGCCGGATCGTCCTGGGCAACTTCAGCGAACTGCTGATCGGCACCTGGGGCGCGGTCGATATCTTGGCGAATCCATACGGGGCGGCCTACGCACGAGGTGGTGTACAGATTCGTATCCTGACGACGATGGACGCGACGGTACGCCGCCCTGAAGCCTTCGCCGTCATTGACGACGTGGCGATCTAAGTATGACGACGCTGGAACGACGCGCCGCAACCAGCCTGACGGTGAGCAATCGCCGTCTGGTGGGGTATGCCGCGCGGTTTAACACCGAAGCCCGGATTGCTGACTTTCGAGAAGTGATCCGGCCCGGTGCGTTCCGGCAGTCGCTTGAGTCTGGCCGGGACATTCTTTGTCTGCGCGACCATGACCCCGCCGTACTGCTGGGGCGTACTCGATCCAACACGCTGGAACTGAGGGAAGATGATGATGGGCTTCACTTCACACTACAGGTGCCTGATACACAGGCTGGCCGTGACCTGCTGGCCCTGGCCGAACGGGGTGATCTTGGCGGTATGTCTTTCGGCTTTCGTGCGATAGACGACGCCTGGGATGGTGACTTACGCGAACTGCGACAGGTTGAACTTCATGAAGTCAGCATCGTACAGGCGCATCCGGCCTATGAGGGCACCGACATTGCACTACGTAGCCGGCCCAAAAAACTGGTGCTGGCCGTGGCTGACCCGAACCGCGCCTGGCTGGAGACGATATGCTGAACCGAATCATGACACGCCTGGGCTATGAGAAGCGATCCACGAATCAAGCGCCTGGCGGTGATAGTTATTGGCAAGACTTCACGGCCTTACGCACTGGCCCGGTCAATTCAGAGACGGCGCAAGGTATCAGCGCCGTTTTCGCTTGTGTAGCCGCCATATCCGAGACCGTGGCAACCTTACCCCTTCACCTATTCAAAGATGGCGAGAAAACGCGGGAAAAAGCCCGCAACCATCCGCTGTACAAGGTGATTCACGACCAGCCGAACCCCGAACAGACCGCAATGGAATTTCGGGAAATGATGACGGCTTCCGTGCTGTTGACCGGCAACGCTTATGCGCGGATAGTGCGCGGCAGTGATGGTCAGGTACGGGCTTTGTGGCCACTGTCTGATGTTCAGGTGTTGCGCCTGGCTGACGAGCGCCTGGCCTATGAGTACACAGACCGCCGTGGCCGTGTGATACGTCTGCTGGATCATGAAGTGCTGCACTTACGGCACCGTATCGGCCCGGACGGTGTGCTGGGGCTGTCCCCGATTGCCGTAGCGCGTGGTGTGATCGAGCTGGCACAAAGCGAGCAGGATCACGGGGTATCGACGTTCCGTAACGGCACCCGCCTATCAGGGGTGCTGGAAACGAGCCAAGTACTGAAGCCCGAACAGAAAACCGCCTTACGCGATTCCTGGGGCAGTCAGTATTCCGGTACAGGCAACGCGGGACGTACTGCTGTACTCGAAGCCGGTCTGACATTCAAGCCCGTCACGATGAGCCTGGAAGATGCCGAATGGATCGAGGCCCGCAAGTTCAATGTGTACGAGGTATGCCGATTGTTCCGCGTGCCCCCGGTGATTGTGGGCGCAATGGAATCGGCCAACTACTCCAACAGCGTGGAACTGAACCGGCAGTTTGTGACGTTGACGCTTCGACGCTGGCTGACCATGTGGGAACAGGCCATAGCCACCAAGTGCCTGACCGAAGCCGGGCGCCGCGCTTACTTTGCCGAACACAGTGTGGAAGGTCTGCTGCGAGGTGATAGCACGACACGCGCCGCGTTCTATGCCAGCGGGATACACGCGGGATGGATGCGACGTAGTGAAGCCCGTGAGCTTGAGAACTTGCCGCCCATAGACGGTATGGATGACCTGGTATTTGAACCCGGCAAAGCCCTGACCGCACCCCCGGCACCGTACCCTAGCAAGGAGGGGAGCCAATGAGCGCACGGCCAACAGGACGCGATGCTGACCCCCGGCGCACGATCCCCCTGAATAGCGCCACCTGGCGACGCCTACGCGAGCGTGTGCTGGCTCGTGACCCGATATGTCAGGAGTGCTACAAGCGCGACTACATAACGCCTGCGACCGATGCTGACCATATCAATGGTGATCCGTCTGACAACAGGATGACGAACCTTCAGGGATTGTGTCATTCGTGTCATTCACGCAAGACAAGGCGCGAGATGAACGGCAGCGCCGAACAATGGGGCTGCGATGTAAACGGTCTGCCGCTTGATCCTGATCATCCGTGGAACAAAAAATCAAAACAGAAATCACTGGAAGCTGATCGAGATAGACCGCCCCCCAAACCTTCTTTTAACGCTGACTGCGAGAACCAGCCATGAAAACGACTGAGAAACGCGCCCGTACCGATACCGTCAAAGCCGCTGTTAACGCCGCACAGAACGCCGCCTTGCCCCCGCTTGAGCCGCCCGCGTGTGTGGCCCTGCGTTCAGGGGATCGGCCCTTCTGGGAGCGTATCGTAACCAGCAAGGCACGGGATAACTGGACAGACGTTGACCTGGTGACTGCCGCACAACTGGCCCGCGCACAGGCTGACATCGAGACACTACAAAAACAGGTGGACACGGAAGGCTACGTCGTGGATGGCAAGATCAACCCGGCAGCACAGATGCTGGAGACGTTGAGCAAGCGGGCGGTATCGCTGACCCGCGTACTACAGATACACGCGCTGGCGACTGTGGGACGCTCTGCTGATGCGGTGGGGGCCGCAACGCTGGAACGTCAAGCCCGTGAGCAACCCGATGATGAACTGATCCCCCGATTGACGGCAGTGAAATGACCCGCGCTGATAAAGTCATCCGCTTCATTGAAAGCTATTGCCGGGTGCCGGAAGGTGCGCTGGTGGGACAGCCGATGGTGCTGGCTGATTTTCAGCGAGACTTCATCAAGCAGACCTACGACAACCCGGCAGGCACACGCCGCGCCATTCTGAGTATTGCCAGAAAGAACGGAAAAACAGGGCTGATTGCAGGTCTGTTGCTGGCGCACCTGGTGGGGCCGGAAGCGCGTCAAAACAGCCAGATTGTCAGTGGTGCCATGAGCCGCGATCAGGCCAGCCTGGTGTTTAATCTGGCGTCCAAGATGGTGCAACAGTCCCCGCGCCTGGTTGACCTGGTGAAAATCGTCCCCAGCGGCAAGCGTCTGATTGGTTTACCCCTGAATGTGGAGTACCGCGCACTGGCTGCTGACGGGCGCACAGCACATGGTTTATCCCCGGTGCTGGCTATCCTGGATGAAATCGGTCAGGTGCGTGGCCCACAGTCTGATTTTGTGGACGCGATCACAACCAGTCAGGGTGCCCATGAGAACCCGCTGCTGATTGCCATATCCACACAAGCCGCGTCCGATGCGGATCTGTTATCAGTCTGGATTGATGACGCCACGACCAGCAAAGACCCGCGCACAGTGTGTCAGGTGTATGAAGCCCCCAAAGATTGCGACC